CGACTAAAAAAAAAATGCATATTTGTGAAAAAAAGTTCATTTTTCTATTTACATTGCTGTTCGACTATGGTAGAATAGTAGTATCAAATGGAAGGAAAGGAACCTTATTATGATTGACTTTATCTCAGCCGACAACGGATCTATTCAAATGTTCAACGGAAACTACATGGTGGCCGAAGCCGCAACAGCTAAGACCATCTGTTATTACCTTCAAGAACATGGTTTTGAAGATTCCGTTATGGCTTCATCGTCAATTGATTTCGCAAGTGAGTATGGTTTCGATACCGATGACTGCGCTCGTGATCTTTGGGATCAAGGCGTCAAGATGTATTACATGGCAGGAGGTGTACAATAATGGCTGGCAAAAATCTACTTAAAACTGGTAAACGTAAAAAGCCACGTGCTGCTCCAATTATTCGTCGAGGTGGTAAACTCGCTGAGCCGAATTGGAACGAGGTTGATCTAAATGATGGTCAGGCTGTTCACCGTCGTCGTCAATACATTCGTGCATGGTACTACGAGAACTATAAGCATAAGGATTTAATACCATACGTATGGGAATGGATGAAAGCCAACAAGTACAGTAAGGATGACATTCAAGCAGCTAAGAATGCTGGTCGTTTGGCTGATACTGCTACCGTTGGTATCATTGCTCGTATGGAGACTATGGGTGCGCCTTATAACAACAAGGCAGAAGCCGCATATTGGATCTCACTTCCTGGCACTGGTAATACCTTTTACGAAGCTCGTGACTGGTTGACCAACCGTATCTCTGAAGCAATCGCGTATGGCAAAACTGTCATCGTTGAGAAAAAAGCTGAAGAGGATAGCAAACCCGTTGTGGTTCGTAAGACTCCTCAAGAGCTACTTCGTGAGAAGGTATACAATACAGTCATGGAGGACGTGGATACTCTAGAGGACGAATGGATCCAAGGTAAGAAAACTACAATTGATCTATACAACCTATTCCTTAAGTATGACCTCAAGGGTGCAGCTGTTGAGATCGTTCGTAAGTTCATTGATGGTTGGCATCTTGATTACTATGATGCATATCACAAGAAGTGTGAACAGGCCGTTGAGGGTTATAGCCACCTTAAGCGTCCTGAGCTAAAACGTCGACTTAAGGCGTGTGATGATATGATTGCCGATCTTGACAAACTCAAGGCTCGTGCAAAAGCCACTCGTAAGGTTCGTACTCCTAAAGCACGATCCAACGATTCACAGATTAAGTATCTCAAGTTCTGTAAGGAATCACGAGAATACAAACTACTCTCCATCAATCCGCTCACGGTACCTGGAGCTATGCGACTCTATACGTTTAATCAAAAGACTCGCACATTGTCTGAGTACGTAAGTTACTCAACAACAGGCTTCGAGGTAAAGGGTACTACCCTACAGAAATTTGATGAAGGGTTGAGTAGGTCAGTCCGTCTGCGAACACCAGAGGATTTCCTACCCATTATTCTAGGTAAGACGCCAAAGCAAATCGATAATGCTTGGGCTAAACTTACCACAAAGACGGCCAAACCAAACGGTCGTATCAATGCCGAAACGTTATTGCTAAGGGTTATGGACAAATGAGTTTAGATGCAAGACTAGAATCTTTACAGCGAAAGCATAAGGATATAGACGATAGGATCAAAGCTCTTGAAGGAGAGCGCGCTCCTGAAAAATTCATTAAGTCAATGAAGATCCGAAAGCTAATGGTTAAGGATGAGATAACTCGTTTAGAGAGTGAGATAAAAACTTTATCATGAAGCATTTAATAGCTGAGGCCGTTGTAACTGCAGCCCTAGGTCTAACCGCTCCAGACATGGAGTGTATAGCCAAGAACATTTACTTTGAGGCTCGTAACCAATCGCACCTTGGTCAGATAGCAGTGACTCATGTTGTTCTTAATCGTATCAGAGATGAACGATATCCGAATAACGCGTGTGATGTTATCAAACAAGGTCCTACAGACTCAACTGGATTCCCTAAACGGCACAAATGCCAGTTCAGTTGGTATTGCGATGGGCTCTCTGATGCCCCAAAGAATGATGAGCTGTGGGATACTGCACAGGAAAGAGCCACAGAGGCCATTTCATTGTATGGTGCTTATGAAGATTTAACAAATGGGGCAACTCACTACCACGCTAAGAACGTTACTCCCTATTGGGCTGACAGTTTGCGTCGTATCATGAGAGTTGACGACCATATATTTTATAGATGGGAGGAATAATGTCGCTAGAACAAATACTAACTAAAAAGCGATTCAGTAAACTTGTTGAGACTAAGGTCGAGGAAAAGAATATGTCCTACATGGACGCAGTCATTGACGTATGTACTGATAGGGAATTAGACCCAGGTGAGATCAATAACCTTATCGGCCCAATCCTTAAGGACAAGATCGAAGCAGAAGCAGTATCATTGCGATTAATGAAAAGCAATGGAAACCAATTACCGATATGATGATTCGTATGGAACCGTTTGATGCTTTTAGATATTACATGGCGATGAAGTTACACTTTGAGGACGATAAGTATGAGGCTCCTCGGTATAACTACAAGACGTCAGCAAAACCTCAGTCGTTTTGGAAACGAAAGGATAAGTACTTCTTCGCTAAACTAGCACGGAGGTTCGATGATCCAAACGAACTGATTTCTTTTTACGCGTCGCAGTTTGTGTCTGACTCAAAGTGGGTTGGCGACATGATGAGCGACGACAAGAATTATGAGGAGTGGCAGAAGCGCAACCAAGCTCTGTCCTATACCTTTGAACAGGATATAAATAATCTATCCGACAAGGTTAACTCCTTCGACGAACTACTGGTTTCCGATAATGGTCAGCATCCGTTGATTATATCGGAATACCTTAGTGGAACGATCTGCATTGAAACTGTGGTCATTCTTGATAAGCTAACGCGATTCATGAGCAGAGCAGATCGTCAAATAAGTGAGACCATCGTATGGCCTGATGTCTCACGCAAGATCCGGAAGTACGGCTTTTTCGTAAATCCTAATTTGGAAAAAATGAAAAAAATTGTGCTAAAGGTATTTACATTATGATGAGTTTGTGGTATAATAGTACTACATTCAGTGGATAATCCAGCAATACAAAAACATACTAGGAGAAAATATATGTCTTTTGCAAACCTTAAGCGTAACCGCGCAGATATCTCAAAATTGGTCCAAGCAGCAGAAGCTGCAGGTGGCGGAGAAAAGAAGTCCTATGTGGACGATCGTTTCTGGAAGCCAACGCGAGATAAATCTGGCAATGGCTATGCAGTAATCCGTTTCCTACCAGCACCAGAGGGCGAGGATCTCCCCTGGGTTCGTTATTGGGATCATGGGTTCAAGGGACCGACAGGTCTATGGTATATTGAGAACTCGTTGACCTCTATTGGTCAGCAGGATCCAGTATCCGAAATGAACTCACAGTTGTGGAACTCTGGACGTGACGAGGACAAAGCGATCGCTCGCGATCGTAAACGTCGTCTACATCATGTTGCCAATATTCTTGTGGTTAGCGATCCTGCTAATCCAGAGAACGAAGGGAAAGTATTCCTTTACAAGTTTGGCAAGAAGATCTTTGATAAGATCATGGATGTCATGCAACCTCAGTTCCAAGACGAGGATCCGATTAACCCATTTGACTTCTGGGACGGTGCGGATTTCAAACTGAAGATTCGTATGTTTGAGGGTTACCCAAACTACGATAAATCAGAGTTCGCTTCCCCAAGCCAACTAATGAACGGTGACGAGGATCAACTCGAAGCTGTTTACAACAGAGCCTATGGCCTACAGGATTTCCTCGATCCGAAAAGCTATAAGACTTATGACGAGCTGAAAGCTAAGCTGATGCGAGTCTTAGGTGAGGAGGGTCAACCTCTTACCACCGCAGAATCCGTAACTCTGGATACAACTGCTCCTTCTCCTTCCTTCCAAAAGGCAGCTGAACCAGAAATGCGGGTCGCAGAGGAACCAACGTCAACTGATAATGATAATGATGATGACACGTTGAGTTACTTTGCTAAACTAGCAGCGAAAGGGTAAACAAGGGTAACACCGCCCTACACAAAACCGCTCGTTAGTTTGGAGGGGGATCGCAATGATCCCCCTTTTTTTTTACCACCACCAACCTTTTTTATCCTCGGGCTCTTGTGCAGGAGGCGGAGATGGTTCAACGGTCGTTTGATTGTTATTAACAGTTTGTACACTGGTTGATCCACCAACTACTGTTGTGTTCCGGCACCAGCACCAGCAAGCTCAGCGTTCTCAGCGTTTGCTGCGGTTAGCTCGTTTCCTGATTGTCCGCTCGCTGATGGTAATACCTCCCCAGTGTCTGGATCAATACCAGCAAACTCATATACGAAATTAGGAACCGCCTTTGAGGCAAAGTATTGTAACGTTCCACCTTCAGGATCCGGAAGAACCATTCTTAGTAGAGTCTTAAGGAATTCAGTCGCCATGTCGCCAATGCCTGCGCCAATCGACATAAGTGTTGAGCCAGGATCATTAAACATTCCGGTAAAGAATCCTTTTACAGCTTCCCATGCAGGATCAACCAGAGCCGTTAAACTAAATTCTTTTAGCTTTTCAGCTACACCATCAAACCCTAGTTTTCCAAGGAACCATGCAGGTAGGTCAATAAGAAGCAGATCAATAGCATCAGTGATACCCTTGATGACTCCAAGAATACCTCCCTCTATACCTGCGGTAATTTTATCCAAAAAGCTTCCGTCCTCACCGGTGAAGCCTTCATAGAATCCAACAACGAAATCAATCAGCGATAGAAATACTTGAACAAATGGGCGCATGATAACGCCAATAATCTTTTTGAACGGAGCGAGTAATGGTTCAATAAAACCAAATACTTTACCAAGAAATCCAAGTACACCGGTTCCCTCTTCAGCACTACCAAAGATCTTTGCGATACTAGATCCTATGGTACCAACTCCTTCAGGCATAGTAAACTTAATGCGAGGAATCTTATCAAAGAAATTCTGAACGCTGTTCTTAACCGATTGGATCGTATCCAATAGTCCCTCTGGTAAAGTTAGCTTTGGTATCTCTGGAAAGTTAACCTTAGGAATCTCTGGGAGTGTTAGTCTTGGGATCTCTGGAAATCTTAACTTTGGTAGTTCGGGCAGCGCTATTCTTGGGATCTCTGGTAATCTTAACTTTGGCAGTTCAGGTACTTTTAACTTAAACTTATTAAAGTCGTATGGTTTACCTTCAATATCAACAAAGGCAATCTTAGGAAGTTCTGGTACCTTAGGCTTAAAGTTTCTAACGCTATCAACAAAACCTATCGTTTTTGTACCAAATGATTTAATACCATCAACGAATGTTGCAACCGACTTTGCGAATCTTGGAAATACTTCGGCTATCTTAAGAGCACGCAGTTCATCATCAAGTCCAGTGACTGATGCCACTAAAGCAATTAACGCAGGAACGGCCAAGCCAACTCCTGCTAAGGCACCGACTCCTGAAGGACCACCAGTAGGAGCAGGAGCAGGAGTATCTCCACCTTTTAGATCCTCAAGTGCGTCAAGAAGATCCTTATTGAACTCATCTTGTTCACGCTTTGCCTCTAAGTCCTTAAGTGAATTGCCCTGAAAGAAATTCAGCAGCTCACCAAAACCATCCTTGAAGGTCTTATTAGACTCAAAGATAGCTTCTTTAACTGACTTGAGCGAATTTGTTCCGCTATTGCGATTAAGCTGACCTTCCTCTCGAAGGCGAGTAATCACATCATCAAAGGTAGCTGCTGACATTTGTTTTACCTACTATCTTTTGTCATCATTGTAGAGCTTTTGCTCTTGACGTATGCTTCCTTACCAAAGAAGGCCGCAACGATTGCTGCAACTGATACGAAATACACCGAAGCGATATCTCCAATGATTTCAGCTGCTTTATCTAATCCAAAGTAAACCGTCATAAAAATACTAAATGGGTATAGTAACATACCCCACAAAGAGAACCACGCCATTCTTCGTTGGGCGTCTTCTTTTTGATCTTCATTCTCTAATCGCATCATCTTTTGCTCCATAATGAACTCCTCGTCAGTCACAATACCATCACCGTCAACGTCGTACTTAGCGTACTCTGACCCTGGCTCTAATGTTTTTGCTGCAGACATTTATTATCTCCGTTGTTGTTGGCGCTTAAGCCTTTCGTTTTCTTCCTTTATATGTTCCTTCAACATCGAGACGTATATTTCCCTTTCCCACGGCAGCATTTCATTCAGTTCACCTAAGTTGTAATTGTGATGCTGCATCATAGCAAAGTTAACCTTATAGTGGCTTACGAGATTATCATGAGAAAGGGCTAGGCGAAAAAATTTGCTAGACCTTTCACCTCG